TTGAGCATCAGCAGTTATTTTAGTTCCAGTAGCTGGAGTGATTGCAACATTTGGTACAAGATAATCTGTATCACCTTGAGCTATTGATAAAGTACCAACAGTTCCCGATACAGTATTTTTAACAATACCCGTAGTCAAAGCTCCAAGAGATTGAGCACTATCTAATCCAGTATACGCTTCATTCAAAACATATTTAGCATCTACTACAGGAGTAGGAATAAAAGGTTTATCGCTTAGATTGTTATAAGATATAGTAGCACCATCACCACCACTATGATCGTGAGCATCTCCATTAGTGACTCCATTAGCCAGTTTTGCATATCGTAGATCACCTCTTGTTTCATTAAAATATTGAACATGGTCGTCATTTCCCAGACCTGATAAATCACCATGCAGTGTAGTAGTTCCTGAACTTGAAGAACCAAAACCAAATACTCTTGGTAGATAAGGTCGTATATCACTTATCCCTGCACCTATAGTCGTGCTTTCTTTTTGTGCTACGATTGAGCAAAGATATACTGCAACATTTGAAAGAGAATCTGGTACAGTTGGCAGTGGTGCAGCATCTGCTTCTAATTGAGTTGCATATTCTGCTTGACCATAAATTAAATAGCAATTACCAGTAGAAGGTGTCCTAAACACAATATCTTTTTTCCAGTATGTATCTGTCATTACTTTAAGAGCAGATACGGCGGGTTGTGATTGGTCATTTATCAAATATGGATCAACCTTATTAAGAGTAGGAACATCGGTATTCCATATCCACCCCATGTCAGCAGTATTAAACATTTTTAAGAAAGTAGTAGTAGGTTCAAGAGCATATATACCCAAGTTTACATGAAGAACACCACGAGCAATACTTAATGTTAAAGGAGTTAAACCTTCAGTGACGCCTGTACCTTCTTGAACAAGCGCACGAACACCATAACTTGCCCAAGATGAAACTCGATTAGGAAAACGAGAAACATACTTAGGAGTTTGTACTGTTTCAATTAGAAGAGTGTTTGCTCCACCAACGAATAAATAACCAAGTTCAATATAATCATCGATATTATATGTACCGTCGAGAGTAATATCAAGTTGACCTAAATTGTTTATTCTTATGTAATTGACTCCATCACCAAGAGTAATGCAACCTGTAGTGAGTTCATCCCAGACAATACGTTTTATTTCAGTAACGTTGTTCGATATATAACCAATGCCTGGATCAATAGTATATGATATTACTCCATAAGGATTTGTGATGTGAATAGTACCACCAGAAACTAACCCCGTTCCATGCATTTCTATGTTCTGTTGTAAAGGAACATAAACAGTTTCGTCAACGTATCCTTTATTAACTATACAACCTGATGAAGTTACAAGATGTTCATAATTGGCTACGTTAGTTGTTAAAACTCCAGATGTACCAATAGTAAATCCTTGATTATCAACTGAGTTATTTATAAGTTGTAAAGTTTGTCCTGTAAGAATACCGCCGTCAATAGTTTGTCCACCACTTCTACCAGCAAGATTAACAAGTAGGTTATCCTGATCATTGACATATTTCTTATTAGGGAAGTCGTTATCAGAAGTAACTAAACTTTCATACGTAGTTACATTTGTAGAAAGAGTTCCGTCAGCTTCAATAGTAATACCTTGAGCATCAGTTATATTATTACGAAGAGATAAAGTTTCTGAAGTTAATAAACCACCATTAACAACTTGACCACTTGCGTGACCAGCATTACGAGTGAATATACCATCAACAACATTGATAGGATCAAAAATTGTACCATCACCTTCTATTGTAACATCATCACAATCAACCATAGAAAGATAAGCACCAAGATTTGAAAGTTGTATTTGCTGAACCTTTCCACCATAAAGTTTTGTATGTGACGTTATTGACCAATCCACACCATCATAAAATATGATTGCTTTTTGAAGAATAACATATTCAGCAGCTTGAACAACATTGCCAATATTTACGCTACTTGGTTGTACCGCATTTATTTGTGTATAAGAGTCACTTACGCTTTGACCCATAGCCCAAATAAAACCGTACTGTTGACTTACTGCATCAGACGTAACAGGAACTCCTATTAGCCATACAGCTTGATACGTATTTGCTGGCATGAGTGTCTTCTTCCACTCAGAACCTGTATATTCATTGTAGTAAGGATTATTAACAAGTACATCTACAATTTCAGCATTAGAAATATCATAGTGTACTATTGCTGAAGCACCTTCTAAGTATATATGTGTATATAGATGAGAAGAAAGTTCAGGAAGAGTAGTTTGTAAATCTTCATCAATCAAAACACATTCTGTTATTGTTGGTCTACGTTCTACAGCAGTTGTGCTATTCAAAACAATACCAGATAAATCGCCACCTGATTGCATATATGTGCCAATAACATTATGAAGCATCTTGTGAGTAGTCCACGGCATCAATCCGTGAGTTTCACGCATGGCAAAATTTTCACCAGACACTCTATAATGAACAGCAGCAATCTGGAGCTCGTCAAAAGTCCATGAATCAGTAGACCAAACAAAAGCTGAGCCGTCCCACTTTAGATAAAAATAACCATCAGCTTCATCATGCGGATCAGAAATCCAACCTGAAATAATATTTGTTAAGAGCTTTCCTCTCCAATACGCTTCAACAGTACCAGTTAAAGTTATTGTTCGAGCATTCTCATCATAGGTAACAACAACCAATTCAGGGTTAGCCATACCAGTAGGATCTTTAGTTTTAGCATAAACATTCTTATTAAAGTTCCACGATTTATAAGCGTAGTCAGAAAGAGCTTTTGCTGTATTACCTAGTATAATATCAGCAGGTAATGAGGTAATATTTATTTCAGTAACTTCAGGAGTAGCTGATAAATCAATTGTAGTTCCTGTGCCTATAACAGCATCAGTACCATTACCAATTGAAAGATTAGTTCCAGTAGTTGTTAGATCACCTAAAACATTATCACCAGTATTTGTATTTGAAGTGTTGCTCAAAACAACAAGATTAGCATCAGTAACATATCGTTTATTTGTAGAGTCACTTATATCAGCAGTTGTTGCAGCCTCACCAGCAGTAATCAAACCTTTTTCATCATAAGTAATTTTTGTATTGGTTGCACCTGCAATTGCCCCATTAGGAATAACAGCATCAACTTGTGTAATATATGTTTCTGAGTGAGCAGAGTTACCGTGTGAAGTTGGATATCTATCATTTATTAAGCGAGAGTCATCACCAAGAACAACTTCAGTTGCACCAGCGTTACCTGTAACTGGTGCATCTTTAGCGGCAGCCGTTCCTAATGAAGGTAAGTTTGCAAGAGTGTTATAGTCAATTTGTGCGCCGTCACCGTTTGAATGATCATGAAAATCTCCGTTAGTAACTCCATTAGCTAACTTAGCATAACGCAAGTCACCACGAACTTCATTAAAATACACGGCAGCATGGTCGTCTGCGCTTAGTCCTGCAAGAGCACTATGTAATTGAACTGCTCCAGCAGAGGCTGAACCAAAACCGAACACACGAGGAAGATATGGTCTAATATCGACAATACCCTCTGCACAAGAAGTAGATTGTTTTTGTACAGTTATTTTAGCTAAGAAAATAGCGACATTGGTAAGTGATGCAGGTGTAGTTGCAAGAGGTGCTTTCTCAGCTAATTCTTTTGTTGCATACTCAGCTTGTCCATAAAGCAAATAAACATTACCTGAAGGTGAACGAAAAACAACATCTGTTTTCCAATAGTTATCAGTCATAAGAACTAAAGCAGTTGATGAAGGATTAGAAGTATTATTCCAAAGATAAGGATCAAGCGTATTTAATGTTTCAGGAGTAGGATTCCATATCCAACTCATATCAGTTGTGTTAAACATCTTAACAAAAGTTTCTGTGGAACCAAATGATTTTCTATCAAGATTGGCATGATATGTACCAGCAGCAATAGATAGTTTCAAATAATTAGGAGAAGCTTGTTCAGAAACACCACAACCTTCTTCAATAATTGCTTTAATACCTAAGTTAGCCCAGTTGTTTACTCGTGAAGTAATTTTACTATTATACTTTGGCGTATTAAGAACTTCAAGAATAAAAGCATTTCCACCTGCTGAATAAATATAACCAAGTTCTACATAAGCATCAACATCATAATTAGCGTCAAGAGTAACATCTAATTCACTCTGATCATTTATACGTATAAAGTTAATGCCATCCCCAATAGGAACAAGACCAAACATATCATCCCATTCTACACGTACACGAGAATTAACATTGTTTGATATGTAACCTGAACCTCTACCTACTGAATATTCAAGCATTCCTGTTTGAGCAAGTTCTCCACCAAAGTTTAATCCAGTACCTGCATGTTCAATAAGAGCTAACTTGCTTGAATCGTCGGCTGTATCAACATATTTTTTGTTAGGAAAATCGTTATCACCAACAAGTAATGTTTCATAGTTTGGGGTGTTTGTGTCAAGAACGCCATCACCACGAAGATTAACTTGATTCAAGTCAACAGCATTATTTATTAAAGAAATTTGCTCACTGTTTGTAGAACCGCCGATAATAGTTGTACCACCAGATTGCCCTCCCTTTCTTACAACACTATTATCATAAACATTTGCTATAGATGATTTAGACATTTATATATCCTCTTTATACATGTACAATTTTTAGTATATCACCAGTTCGATAAATAGAACCTACAGCTAAACCAGCGGTTACAGCAGAAGCATTATCAGTATATTCTGTAACAGCACCAACTATAAGTCTATTATTCACAGAGTCAAATTTAAGATTAGTTGATACGTTAATACTTGTTCCCGTAGAAAATGGTATAGTACCAGAAGCAAAATTAGTAGTTGTAGTAGTTCGCACATCATTAAGAATTAAGTTTCTATCTGGTACAGATATTATACGAGTATTACCTGTAGTGATGGCAGATGCTTCAAATTTGATGACTTTAGTTGCATCTGCATTATCAATAATTTGAAATAAACTATCATCAAATATTGTAGAACCAATACCACCAGCAGAACCTGCATTTGATCCATTAAGGTACGTTGTTCTCCAATCAACATAGTTAACTCCTGTTGATATTGTTCGCACTCTTGATTTAACAGCATTATCAAAAGCATTTTGAGTTTCATAAATAAATGTTGCAATAGCTTTTATTTCTTGTGGTAGTATACCAATACTTCTTAATGCAGCTAACTCAGTTATCGCACCAGCTCTAGCATTAGCAAGAGTTGTATAACTGTTTTGACCCATAAACGCAAATACACGCTTAGACGCTAAGTTTTCGTTTATAGCAATGATATGATATAAAGCAAAATCACCGCTTGCTACTTCTGTTAATTGATAGTTCCCACCAGTTAGTTGATTATAAGCCAGTCTTCCAGTTCCTGTAGTTAATACAGAAAATCCAGGATTACTTGCTAACCGTAAAACAGGATTAGTTGATGTACCTAATAAATAGGCTATAGGTAATCCTGTTGTTGAAATAATAGATGGAGTAGGAATATAAATGTCTTCATCAGCAATTGCTCCAGAGTCTATACCAAACTGAGCCGATGAATCAACATCACCATTACCATCTGCTACCACAGTATTAGGAGCTAATCCACTAAGATATCTCGCGCCAAAAGCAAAATGCAGATAGACATGAGTTTCACACGCCATGCCTATTTTATGAAGTTCTTGCCCAACATAATTACCAACTTTATTTGTAGCATCCCAATACACGTAAGCAACTAATGGGTTATTTTTAATGAGAATTTCTACTTGTGATGATGTTGGATTTTTAACATAAGCAAGAGTTTCCATGTTATAATAAACAACAAACATACCCTCTTCATCAGGCAATCTAATTGTGTCGGTAGCTTTACAATATTTATCACCATATTGGTAAAAGCAAAAACTTGTATCCGTTGCAGTAATTGTTAAATATCTACTTGTTGTTAGTATGCCATCAGTAAATGATATAATTGGCAAATTATCTTTTGACCAACCAGTATCTTCAAGTGCTTCAACAGTATACTCTGATGTTTGCGTATCAACTACAATAGATCCAACTGAAACATCTGCTTTCTTTATTGCCCCTACTCTTGTTAAATAGTTTGACGTAAGGGGTTTAACTTTTGTAACGCCACCAGGAACAGTCGGACTTAAATAGATAACATCACCACTTGCATATGCAGAAGTGTTAAGATCATTAACAACACCAATCTTAGTGACATACCCGTTTGTTTGATCTTCTATCTCATGAGTTACCATACCAATAAGTCGGCATTTTTCTTTATCTGAAGACAATGCTAATCCAATTAAAACTTCGCCATTATTAAAGCCAGTAGGATAAACGACAGCACCATTGGGTATAGTAATACCAGTTTCGTTTCTAACTTGAATAAGAACTTCTTGACCAACATTAACAGTAACGTCGGCTTGTTCATTATAGTAAGCAAGTGCGTGTGCTTCTTTATCATAAAAAACTTTACCTTCACCATATAATGGATTATCTAAAGTAATATTTAAGTCAACTTCATCTGCGATTAGTTTTGAACCTGTAATATTCCCAGAACCAATATTGATATTATCATTAGAAGTAGATGGGTACAGAGTAGTACCAACTCTATTGAATAGATTTTCGACTGAAACAGCTTCATCAACATATAACTTATTCGCCACCTGATAACTTGTAGTAGGTAATACAGAAGGGGTAACAGGAAAAGAACTAAATGTTTTTATACCAGCTATAGTTTCTACACCCGTATTGTGAACCACACCACTATCATTAGCTTTAGGAGAAACTAAATCATCAACATATTTCTTAGCTACAATTTCATTATCAAGAGTAAATGTTTTATCACCATTATAAAGCTGAGTTAAAAGAAAAGTATTTTGTACATCATCATAAACATAATTTGTAGCAGGAGGAATACCACCATCAAGAGGACGATAATCAAGAACATGAACAGTATTAGCATCTTCAACAAAGAAAACAGGGTTACTGAGTAGAGGTGAGGTATCAACAGTTTCACCTTCAGTAGTATCGGATGTAAACCAAAATCCTTGTGCTTTACCATGAGCGGTAATTGTAACTTTACCGACCTGACAAACATTAAATGAGTTAGCAGTTAAAATACGAGTTACAATATGAGTGGAAAGAGTATCTTCACTATCAGCTTTAGCTTTAGTCCACAAGTCTGTATCAATATTAAAATAGATAGGCATAAGTGAAGAAAAACCAGCGGATGCTTGATTAACAGTAAACTCTGATCTTTCAGTATTTATAGAATTGAAAGCTGTAGTTAGTTTATCTGCTGACCAAGTTTTACGAACTACACCAGAAGCAGAAGTGTCATCAATGACTTTATCAAGAGTATTAAATGCAATTTGCACATCTGTATCAGATGCCGATAAAACTTTGGTAAAGTTTGTGGTATCTAATAAGTCCTGTTCAGTAATAACTGTCCAAGCGGTGTTGTCACCTGAAGCGGTAGAAATCCACAATGCTTTATATGTTTCATCAAAGTAGCCCTCACCTTTAATACCAGGTGTAACTACCCCAGAAGGAGAACCTAAACCTGATCCAAATCGAGCTATGTGTAAATCTGCACCGTACAGTGAATTATGTTTCATGATTAACCTTTGTTTATGTAGTTAGAACATTACCATTGTTATCTGTAACAACAAGATAATATTCGTCGTCTACATATGTTAGTAAATTATTGTTCTGTAATTTGGTTGAGGCGGTTATAATTGTGTTGACATCAAAAGAACCTGGAGCTACTGAAGTAAATTCTAAACCTGTTTCTGTACTGTTTACTTTTACAAAATCACCATTAGCACCAAGATATGATTGAGGAACATCAGTCAATTTTATGAAGGTAGTTGTTGCAGATTTATTTGTATTTATAGATATTCTTGTTCCCATCACCTACCTATGGTTAATAAATTCTATAGTTAAGTCAGAAGTAGCAGTACCAATATACTTCCTTAACAAGAATTTATAACAACGTTCAAAGTTTGTATGATCAGGTTGTAATACAGAATCAGCAGGTAATCTTTGAAATGCAAATTGAGCTGAATCCTTTTGATAGTCAATGTATTCATTCTCATTTAAAATAGAATTAAATTCTACTCCAGCACCACAGTCATTGATTAACTGAATATCAATAGGATATAAATACTGAGTAGATAACACATTACCAAAAGCATCGTATTGGCAATATGTCATCATAGGATCAATTTCTTTTACTAAACCCGAATTGATTTCAGCCGCAGTTGCTATCGCTCGTGAGTTTCTCATCGAAAACCTTTTTCCACTTATTGTTAAGGTATCTATAGTTACCTGCTGAGTGCAGGAAAGTTTTCTTGAGAACCATTGCTTTACATCCTTCAGCTCTTTTGAATTTCTTGAGCTGTTTATAATAATCAACCATAAGCATCTTCATAGATTCGTCTACAACAACCGGCTTAACTTCTTCAACTACAGGTTGTTCGATTACTTCTTCAACAATCTCTACGACAGGTTCTTCGACTACAACAGGAATTACAATTTCTTCTAACTTAACGATTTTATCAGAATTGCTTTGAATAGTAGCTTTAATAATATCTACAGCTTCATGCATCTTAACAAAATCTTCTTTGTAATTAAAAATAGATTTATCTTTTTCGTCAAGTATAGCAAGTTTCATCTTAAATACTTCAGCAAGCAAAATATCAAGTGAATTATATATGCTATTAAAATGTGTCTTATTAGATTCGGCTACAGCGTTCATAAAGTATTCAACTTGATTAGCACTACCTACAGTACCAAACTCTTTCTTTTCAATCATTTCAGAAAAGCTATTAAGTCCATCAACAAGAGTATTCATGTGCTCTTTAATCTGATTGATATCTCCTTTAACAAGAAGAAGTTCTTGAACTAAACCGTTGTTAACTTCTTTTACATACTCACGTATTTCTCTATTACCCCTATCAATGTCAACAGAATAATCCTTCGATATCGATACTATATCCATGTATAAAACTCCTTGATTTGTTTACTTAGCGTCTTGGAACGTATTGAATGCAATCAATGTCAAAATTACCTGAGCATGTACCTGACGGAACATTGACAATCATCTTATGAGCTGATGGCAAAATGTTAGTAGAACTTAGATTAACAGTAATGCCTGACTTAACAGTAAACCCTCTAAAGTTTGCAGGAGTAGCAAGATACTCAGCATACTCATCCATATTAGATAGGATGTTTACTTCAGCATCTTGACCTGTACCATTGATAAGCTGAATCTTAACAGGATAATATGTTATAGTCTCAGGAGCATTGTATCCAAATGTCTTTTGAATATAAGTATCAAATACAACATCGGTGTGCCCATTTAATACTGAACCACTTACTGTAAATTTTCTGTTTTCCATTTATGAATACCTTTCTCTTGAAAATAGTTTCTGTTTTATTAGTAACTTATAATGCAATAATCAAAACAACAAACAAAGCAAAAACACCCGTAACAGCAGGAAATCCTATCTCAGCAATCTCTCTATACTTAACTCTCCATTCAGGCATAGGATTATCACCTTCAGGAATCTGTATCTCACTTTGCATCTTTATTTCTTTTAGTACATGACCTGTTTTACCAATCCACTTGATAGAAAAGTTACATACATACATACCGCTACTTTCAAGTTTATACGGCTTATCGATAATGTCTATTTTCAATCCTTTGTTCTCAGCTTCAAGTTCTTGAGCATACAAGTCAGCACCTTGAACCAAAGCCTTAAACTCAGCAGGAGTAAACTGTCCTATGACTTTACCATTTTGATACACGTAAAGATTGTTGTCTTTAGCTATAAGAGATAAAGCACAAAGAAGAATAAAGATTGTTATGAGTAGTTGTTTCATAAGTTAATATTTGGATATTTAGGAAAATCTTCTGCTTTTGCAGAAGGTAAACAACTTAGTATGTAACACCCAATACTTGGCGGCAAAATACTAAGAAATATCATACTTGTCTCTATAACAAAATCTTTTAAAATACTGAATATTTTACTACATATAACTTTCACTCAACAATCCTCTCTACAATCTCTTTTCCAATACGAACACTATCAACCAAACCAGAAACACTTGAAGTATTCTTAACACTAATAATCTTAAACTTAGGTATAAGAACAATAGACTTTCCCGCTTTACGTAGGAACATTATACCAGCAACACCGAATCCAATAAAAGCCGTTAAAGCAATTATTGCAAAAATCCATTTCAATACGAGTAAAAATTTAGTCATTTAAATATCCTCTTATCTATAAACCAAAATATTATTGCGCCAATCACAGAAGAAACAGGAAGAGAAACATATACAGGATAACTCTTTAGTAACAGCATAACCGGAATCATTATCCATGCTGACATTTGCCATCTAAAATGATAAATTAAATATTGTATCAAATTTCTAAACCTCGATTTTAAGATAGTACTTAACAGGATTTTTAAGATACATATACATATACTTCAAAAATTTGTGATAAGTATTTAAATCAGCTTCTTTGATATCAGATATGTATAAATATGCAAATCCCATTTCAGCAGGGTATACATTATCATTTTTTATTTTAGTTAAAATCTGATCATCTAAATAACCGTTAGCTCTCATATTCTCTATTCCCATCCAAGCATACGCCATTATTTCTTGAGGATTAGAATAATACTTTTTATCCATATTAGTTTCAAAAGCATAAAAATGTAAAAAATCGGCTTTCCTTATGTAATATTGCCCTCGATGAACAAGCTCATGGCTTATTAAACTTAATAAAACTCTTCTACACTCTTGATATATTTCAGCATTATCAAAGAAATCTTTAATATCATTTCCGGCATAAATAGTAATATTCTCTTTATTACACTTTCCTTTAATCCATCCATATTTTTTAGATGTCTCTTCTAAAATTTCTATTTTTATCTTGTAAGGTAATAGCAGGTTTTTAAGGTATTCTAACTTTTCATTGTCAGTGTTGCTATCTGAAATAATATAATGTCGATTATCCTTTAATATAGAATGAATTAATTTTGTGTATTTTTCTACATGTACAACTTCTTCTATCAAAGACTGCAATCTTCCCCAATTTTCCATATACTCAGAATAAATTCGTAGATGTAATTTTTTGGGTAGCATTCTAAACTCCAATTAAACTTATTTTAACATCAGTAGGAATTTCAGATGTTGCGGAAACAGAAACACCGGATATAGTAGCACCATACGTAGGTTCAATATCCCATAGTAATACACCTGATACTGGAATACTGTTATCATTAACTTTCAAAAGCATACCTTCAGATGAGCATATAATTTTAGTAATAGGTAGCAACTTAGAGATAGAAAGAACCTGTTCACCGTCGCTTAAAAGCATATCGTTAAATTCAAATTCAGCTTTACGAGATACATCAAACTCATCAGTATACAGAGCTTGTCCCATTTGATTAGTTGATGTTATTTGCAAATTTATTGTTGTACTCATTTAATATCCATCCCCATAAAAGATTTTAATTTACCGTCAATACCACTATTATTAGTGTCCTTAATAGGTTTAATTCTGTTTATACGATTATATGCATCTCTTGTAAAATGCTCAATATCTTCTGGTTTAGACGAGAATCGTTTATTTTCTGTTTCATAGTCTGTCATAGAAACATACTCATGAGAATATGCTCCTGTAATTGCTTGACATAAACTATCGCTTACGTCTTTTGCATTAGTACCACATTTAGAACTATCGAAATCCCACTTATAATGATTGTCTGTAATACCTTTAACGTGATCTATTTTTTCTTTTCTATCGTCTTTACCCCTTGTACGTACAAGCGAATTAAGGTTATTTTTTAAGAATATATTTTTACCACTTTTTATCCTTTCGTTTATTAGACATGTATAAAAATATTGATACGGATTTATCTCCCTATCTACAGATTGCTTTATGACATGAACATGATTTCTTTCAAGGAATTGCTTTTGAGCTTCACTATGAAATGTATCTGTAAATAGGGCATATACTTTAGCATTCGCATGTTTGATGATATCTGTAATGAAACATGCAGGAGCTTCAAGATTTATGCCTTTACCTTTACCATCAATAGCGAAAGAAAAATCAACCACATACATAATAGACTGCTTTACTCTATCCCACTCCTTATGTATAACTGAGAACCCCATAACGTCACCGCCTTTAGCAGCAAATGCGTTGTCAAGTCCTATATACCTAATCTCTTGAGGAGAACGTTTGAATTGATATCTACCATCAGCAGACTTAGTGAAGTACTTATCTTTTAATTGATTCCATAGAAGCTCTTCAGGTGGTTCTGAGGCATCCGCATAAATAATACCTTCGACATTTTCAAGTGCTGAGTTGCTCCATAGTAAAGGAATAACTGATGTATCTGATATAAATTTATTCTCTGATATGGTAGGTCTACCTGCAATGTCTTTAAGACTATCTACAAGCTTTCGTTTAAAGGTGTCATATAAATCAATAGGCACCTCTATAATAAGGTCAGAAGGATATCGTTTAATGTCTTCTCTATTTTCGATTAGCATCGCAGGTACATCCCCCTGTCCAACACATACCGGGAATGTTTCACCTGTTTTACTATATGAAGGATAAAGATGAGGTCTTATTTCCCATAGTACATAGTGTCTAAAAAAGGTAGTTTTCTGATTCTTTAGGTCATCAAGAATAAGTTTTTCAATCGGGGAATCACTATCATTGGCAGATGAGTCAATATAAGACCAACAAGGAAAGTTACCGAAACCAACTGTATTTTGAATACGACTGAACAGCTTAGTAAATACCTGCACAATTTCTTCATCAGTCATTCCAACTGCATATTCTTTAAAAAAGGTTAATTCCGATACAGCCCCAGCGATAATATCTGCACCAACTAATGATCCAGCGTCTTTACCTGTTACAATATAACATTTAGGAAAAGTAATATCTCCAAATTTAGAAGCTTCAGAAAAATGTATTCTACCCTCGGTGTCAAGACCTGTACTATATACCCTATTTTCAAAGTGCTCTCTAACAAACATTTCAGAGGCACTTAGCAAGTCGATAATAGGAGATAAATATACTTGATTTGTTTTCTCAGCTTTAAATGATAATAGGTATATGCAAAGCCGAGACATCTTATTGATCTTGAAATAAGTATGAGGGTCACGTAAGTAGTTAACATAAATAAGTGTATACATAACGCATAGACGAGCCAATACAGACTTACCAGAACGGATGCACCCATACATTGATATAATAGAGTATGGATTTTCTACTCTCATACAAGCACAGAAATCTTGTTTGATATAAGGATATAGACCATTTATATATTCTATCGGAAGCCATTTGTTTTTAGGATCAAGAAACTCTTCAGGTGTAGGCGGTATGAATTGAAATACTATTTTTTCTAGTTTCTTTTTAACATCTTCTAAAGTATTGTGATCTTTAAATAAGACGTGAATCTTTTCTTTCTCTTCATCAGAAAAAGTAGGATACAAATCCTTATATATATCTTGATTATTCAAACAGAAATAAACCTCATTACTTCTATATTAGTAATGAGGCTAAATTAACTATTCAATATATACTAAATCATAAGGATCAATTTTCGTATCCCCATAGTCATATTCTGATATCCAATCTTCTACAAGAAAACTATCTTTTTGAACAAGACGCTCATACTCCGGTTTAGATATGTCAATAGTATCAATTTTCTTATTTGTCTTAGCATCATACACAGTTACTTTCATTATCGTACCCCCAAAATTATTAGTAACTTTTACAACTGATACCCAGCTTTATGCATATAGTCAACATATTGTTTTTTAAGTTTTTCTTTTTGATACCAAAATGCAGGTTGTGAAGCAAACCCAAGTTTCGGATAAATATCCTTGTCTTTCTTAATTCCATTATAGCGTTCAAGAGCAGTAAGCATTTTCTTATCACGCTTATTTGTAATTTCTTTTTTGAAAGAATCATATAAAGACTTAACTTCTAACATAACAGCATCTTGATCAGGGGTGTAATACTCTGAAGCAATATCTTCTATAGTATGATCTGTGTCATCGTTATGTATTGAAGCAGTTTTTGTGTAATATTCTCTATTCATCTCGTTTTGTTTTGCATTTATAACTGATTTCATATGAGCTACGAGTTGCATTTTAACAAAAGCTCCAAATGAAAATCCATCATACACTTTATTTATTTTACCGGGAGTTTCAACAAATACAAAAAACATATCCTGCATCAAATCCTCTACATCAAAATCAGAAAGAACTCTGTATCTCATATGCCACTTACGAATTGTTGCTTTTATGAGAGGTTGGTACTTTAACCATAATTGTGTTTCAACGATTGTTTTAATTCTTTGAGGTTTTGTCTGCCATAAAGTAATCATTTCAGCATCAGTCATGTATTCTCGGTTGATCTCAGTTAACAGTGACTTTGAATAATTCATTATTTGCTCCTATTGTAGTATTCATTATATTCTCTTTCTAATTCTTGTAAACGAATTAGAATTTGTTCTATACGTTGTTGAATGGCTTTCTCATAATCATCCATTGCTTTTCTCCAATGTTTAATTATTCGGTTTTGAAGGATGACCGAAAACCTTGAATCAAATTACCCTTGAAGAACTCCGTCACAAAAATTCTCAAATTCTTCAGCAGACCAAGCTCCTGATTGTTTGAGTGGAAGAACAGCTTTCATCATCTTAAGTTTAAGACGAAGTTGCTTCACTTCCATTTTGTAACTCTTAGCTCTTGTTTTTTGTGTAGTCATTTGACTTACTCCTAATTTAATTTATTACAATCTACAATATACTGTAGAAAATGTAAACTACTTTTTTACTTCAACCAAGATAATTGTGACATTTTAATCTTTTCAGCATGTGCTTGTGCATTCCACATAATTATTGCAACTTCTAAATTAGTTACTTTAGCATTATCTCTATGTGACGATAAAAGCCATTTCTTAAATTCTTTCATAACATTGCTTTCTAATGTTCTTCCATCCATTCCTTTTAAAGTCTTTATGTACAATCGAATAACATCATTATTAGAAAGTCTAATATGCACATGAGGTGCTTCTCTTTCTTCCCTTTTTTCATTTACCCAAATCGATATTTTTGTATGTTTAGGGAGATTACCAATTCTAGCCATCTCAGTAAATCTTTCAGTTTCTCTCCATTCTTTCAACGATTCTGATTTCATTACTACCATCCTATTTGAACAATTATCTCAAATAAATAGCAATCTATAAAAGTAGCCTTTCTGCTACCATTAGAAAGCGTAGTAATATCAAAACGTTTATGATCCCTTTTCAAATTTGATGTAACAATGATTTTCATAAACTTTCTCCTTTTTTAATTAAATATAATATAAAATAACTATGTGAAAAAGGCAACTATTTTTTATAAAAAATTAAAAAATTTAATTACCTTCTGAATGACTCACTCACTCACTCATTCATTCATATAAACAATATACAAACACCTATTGAGCTACCTCTGCCTAAAGGCAAAGGATTCTTCTTTCGTTAGAACTCACTGATCCGTCAATTGACGAATCTGTAATTTTAGTTCTTCCAGAAGCGTGACTTTCGGTCGTTCCAACCGTAGTTATTTTTAAATCATGCAAACCTAAATCTCTAATGTTTAGGCTTGCATTTAAGTCTCTGTCTATTGTTCTTTGACAACTTTCACAAACCCAAGTTCTATCGGACAATTTCAAATTGTGATTTTGTGATCCACAATGATTACAGATCTGACTTGATGGATACCAACGATCTATTTTATAAAATATCTTGTTGTTCCAATCAGATTTATATTCTAATTGTCTAAAAAACTCACCAAAGTTTTGGTGTGAAATTGCCTTAGCTAATTTATGGTTTTTAATCATACCTTTTACATTCAAGTCTTCAGTAATTATAATGTCTTTGTTTTCGACAAGATAATGACTTACTTTATGTAAAAAATCTTTCTTAGCGTTAGTTTCTTTTTCATGTTTAACTGCTAATTGCTTTACAAGTTTCCTTCTATTATTACTTCCTTTTTTGCTTTTAGCAATTTTACGCTGTTTAATTTTTCTACGTCTTTCTTTTCTCTTTATATTTTTATCATTTAATATTTCTTCATTATCTGAAGTCATACAAAATGATTTGATACCAACATCAAGTCCAACAGCGGTTAATTGTTTATTTTCTTTTACTTCAACTTCTTCTTTAACGGTAAAAGTGATAAAATATTTATCAGTAGGAGTTTTTGAAATAGTACAGTAAAGTATTTTACCTTTTATCTCTCTCGATCTTCTAAACTTTAATGACTGTTTAAGTTTAGGAATTTTAATATAAGAATTTTTACCACCTTCTTCTACTATTTTAAAGAATTGTGGTACAGTAAAACTTCCACCATTTCTTTTCTTTTTGAAAGTAGGGAAATCGGTTACCTTTTTGAAAAATAGTGTATAAGCCGAGTCTAAGTTTCTAAGGGCGTATTGAAGTGATTGTGAATTTATTTCATTGAGCCAATCAAATTGGTTATCCTTTTTAAGGATTGTGAGTAAATGCTCAGTTTCAACAAATGATAAGCTTTTCTTTGTGTCTGTTTTATGTTCAGCATAATACTTAGTTTTAGCGTCGAGAAAATAATTATATACAAAACGACATGAGCCAATAGACTTATGAATAAAAGTCTTTTGTTCTTCGTTTGGATAAAGTCTAAACTTGTATCCTTTATGTATTATTTTCTTTTCCATATTTATTAGTAATTCCCTTATAAATATAATATATATTTTATAAAATGTATACTACTTTTTTGTAAAAAAATGTAAAAAATTTCACTTTTATTTGTACATATTTTAAGCATAATTTATATTAAAATTAACATAAGAAAAACCCTCAAATTGTTACATCTAAGGGTTAAGCGTCTGAGCAGAGAAACAGTATTACTTCAGTTCTTCACCGAACAAATCAGCATAAATCTCTTTGATTTTCTTAATCTCAAGATTGATCTGATCCACCTCAAGCTCTGCTTCGATACGTTCATCTACATCAAAGCCATCTTGAAACGTAAGCAAGTCTGCATCAAGTTCTGTGATCTTTTGATCCAGAGTGTCTTGAGCATCAATAAACGTCATGAGGAATTTAGCCTTCAAGCGTTTAATCTCACGTTCAGTCATGTCATCGATAATCTTTTTCTCGCCTTCTGTTGTGAGCACTTTGTAGATACGACCTTTTTGTTCTCCCATAGTTCCGTTCTCCTTTTGTTGATAATAAATTTATTTTATATCCTCGACTTTCTTTTTTGAAAGCCGTAAATATACTTGTTTGTGAGTAGCGTAATCACTCGGTTCAAGTTCTGTTGTAGATAGTTTGATGTACTTTGATTTCTTTTTATCAAAGCAAACTTTTTCAATCTCCTTACGCATACGCTCCATATCTTTAATTTGTGATGGAGTAAAGGGTTGACATATAAGTTGTATACCTACTCCTGATGTACTACCAATTCCCCAATCAACATTACCTTGATGAACTGCTACTTTAGTTCCATCGGGAAAGCGAATATATTCTGCATCATCAAACACTATATATTTATAGTCGTATGTGTTCGTATACTGCTGGTGATAGCTTTGGGCACATGTCTTAGCTTTTTCAATGATAAGAAATGCTGTCACAAATTCAATATCTTCAACTTTTTTACCATTGCCCCACTCACAACCTAAAGCATTCATAATTTTATTCTTACCTTCTTCATCTACACCAGATATTTGACAAGGTAGTTTTAAGTCCTTGATATGGATTTTAGTCTCAATTCCAGGTGGGTTTATAATAGTACCTGCGTGACTTCTCATGCTTGTTTGGTACTTACCTTGAGGAAGAATGACTCCCGGAAAGCTTGTGGATTTAATATTAATCATTTCTTTCTCCTTAGTAAATATAACAGGTTCATCTATTCTGGTTGCGTATTTCCAAGTGTTAGTTTTATATTCACTTCTTTTATTGAGATAATTATTCACATTTTCTTCATCTATATCTGTAACAGCTTCAAATCTACAACCTTTTTTACCTATAACAATTCGTTTGAAATCATCAGTTTGTTTAATTGTTTCAAGATCATTGCCTATATAAGCCCAATAAGGATATTCATCTTTAGTTTCTTCTTTAACTATAGGAGTACAATATTTCCATGCTTGTTTATTTTTATCTATAAAATTACCTTTAGGATTTTCTGATGCTATCCTTATAATAGTAACATATGGGCTGTTCTCTCTTTTAGTTGGTTTTTCATTTGTGTCACTAACACAAGCTTCAAAAGGAACATCAGGATATCCTGTAGTATTAGGTTGTGATACTATTTCTCTGATATCCTCTATCTTAATATTACGAACATCATATTCTTTAAAGCTTTTATCTTTAGCTTCAACCTTAATTTTGTCATCAGATAAAAACTCCATTAGTTCATATGTAGCTGATAACATGCCCACTTTCAATTTAGTTCCAATTTTCAAATCAAGTTTTTTTGTGGGTGCAACTGATGGTTCTGAGATTATTTTAATAATACCTTTTGATGTAGTCCACCTACCTTCATCATTTAAGATAATTCTTTTGCCATCTATGCTATGTATAGTATAAATATCGTTATTGTTTGAAGTCTTAACCTTCATACCAACTTTCAAGTCTTTAATATCTATCATATTAGTTTCCTTAACTTTCTTTTTAAGAGCATATATACTTTGATATCCTTGTCGACAACCAGAAAAACCCTTAACCCAATTTTCTCTTATTTCCCCGTTCACGTAAACGTCGTTATCTTCTTGCAATGCATAATCAGGCGCTTCAACTTCAATCCAGTTATCAAAACCATGCTCCCAAATCCAACAATGATTATAGTTCGAGTTGCCTGAATATTCAGACATACCCTCAAATACGGCAGCTTTACTATCTGTGCTTGTTACCTTGATACATTTTCGTGGTTTGTTATCCAACACCATCCTCATAATCCCATGAGGATCGAAAGACATTGGCTCTTCTTTATCGGTGTAAAGATAGTAATGCCCTATTTCAAATTTCTCGAAGTTTCGTACCATGTTGTTTTCTCCTATTTCAAATTGATGTATTTTTCAACATCAGCAACAAAATCCCAAAATAATTTAATATTCCTAACACCTTTAATCTCTTGTTTAGAATATTTATTTTCAGATAACATCCATTCAATAAACTCAACAAAAGACATATCATCTCTAGATATACCTTTTGTCAATAAATAATTCGTATATATAGAAGTAAATCCTTTAGATACCTTTTCAAAATCAGTACCATTATGAGCTTCTTTCACAGAACTATAGTAGTTAATATAATTCACAATAGTCTTAATAATAGACATCTCTTGTAAAAGATATTTAGGCAAAATATTCATCTCCTGCAATTGCGTCATAGCCTCATCATCAGATATAACACCTTCGTTATAATCAAAGTAAATCTGTTGAAGCTGTCTAAACTCTTGTGATTTATATCGTTCCATTTTGTCTTTCTCCTTATAAGTAATATAGTAAGGTTACGGAGAAAATTAAAAACTTTTTATTTATATTTATGCTGATTTAGCAATAAAACTCCAACCTTCAGAAATAAACAATTCAATCTTATTAGAAGTAACCTGTTTAACAACCCCATCCTTAATCATCTTCTTAGACCCTTTACAAGAAGTACGATTAGCAAGTGATTCAGCAGAAACTTTTCTACCTTTAAGAGTAGCACTAATTTGTCGTTTCTGCTCCTCAGACAAATGAGTTCCTTTTCGTTTACCCATCATGGAAGCACTACGCTTTGCACGAGTTTCAGCAGAGGGTATAATGCCTTTATGTGATTCACTATTCTTACGGGTATGTTCAACAGACTTAGGAACACCTTTTTGTCGTTTACTTGATGCTTCTCCAAATTCCTTAGAACGCTTTAACCCCGTTTGAGCCTTAGCTTTATTTTTATTATGCTCTTCAGAAAGTTTTCTACCCGTAAGAGCTTTGCTTAGATTTTGTTTGGTTTCTTCAGAGCGTATCTTTCCAGTATTAGCCTGTCTAATTTTTTCAACAACTTCAGGAGGACGTTTGACCCCTTTAAGTGTTTGTCTTCTCTTTTCATTAGATTCGGGAGTTCTTGGTCGTTCACGGTGTTTCTGTCTTGTTTCCTCTAATACGATTCTGCCTTTAGCAGCATCACTTTGTTTTTGACGAGTTTCAACTGATACTATATATCCAGAATTACCTTTACCCCCTTCAGTAAGATTATAGCCAAACTGTTGATCGAAACCAAAAGAGGCGTTTAGCCAAATCCATTCTTTCTCTTTTTCATCAAGTTCTTCTCTTGTTTCTGCTTCATCAATTATTTCCCAAATAAAATTTTCTATACCGTGTAAAAGTATAGCTGACTGAAAATAGTGACCCTCATCTCTGAGTGCAACATTTATATGGTCTTTCTTCCTTTTATCAAATTCACGCACTGTTTGTCCAATATATACTTTACCGTCTAAGATATTGGTAGCTTTATAAATTATTCCAAACATTAAATTTACCTCTACATATAATATAATGAATTAGTAAAGAAATTTAAAATAAAAAACCTCCTTATTTCTAAGGAGGTTTCGTATAAAATATTTAATAGTTAAATTAGATATTTTGGATTTGCATTCTGCGAATAAATTTTTGGTTAATGATCATCGAATCTTCGACAGTCGCCAACACCCCTTCCGTATAAAGGTTAGGGTAACGCAATTCTGCACTTAGCTCCGTAAGTGTTCCGAAAGCTATTCCTATGTCAAGTCCTTCTTGTTCGTTCTTGTAAGTGAGCAACATGTCGTTATTAGCAACAAGATTTGCATCAGCAGGACAAGCGTAAACTTCGATGTCAGACAATGTACCAGCTTTGTAAACACCAACACGAGGCATTGCAGTGTCGTCTTTCCAAAGATCGTGAAGTTTCATGTAAGCAAGAGCTTTAGAACCAGTTACGATTTTATTGATACCGCCACGTTTAACGTCGTCATAGATCGTTCCACCGAGTTTGGTGATTTCATGCAAGAGATTCTGTGCGTGTGATTTACGAGAAACCTCACCAACAGCAGCAAAGTCAGCATTGAAAGTAGTAAGAGCATTACCGTTAGCTACTTGACGAGCAAGACCGATTGCACGATAATCACGAGCTTTAGCATGTTCATCACCAATTGCACGTTCAAGGTAATCACGAGCCGATCCAAGACCAGTCGTATCAAACATTACTTGTGCCATGTCAGAGAATGAATATCCTAAAGGCATAGGACGAGCAGAGAAACGTTTTTTGGTAAGCTCAATATTTACTGTTCCAAGTTCACCGTAGTTAGCAGAGTTCTCAGAAGACCAGTTATAGTAACACTGAACAACTGCACCAGCTCCGATAGAAGCAAGGAAGTTAACAGTGATAATACCAGTAGTGTAATCAACAGTGTTAGTTGCAGATGTATTAAGAACTGAACCAACAAGACCACCCATACCGTTATCCTGAGCAACAAGAGCATTGTCAACCGTGATCTTTACAGACCAAGGAATCAAAGGCAAAGGAGCCATAGGAGAAGAAGTAAATGAAGTACCAGCTCCAGTACCTACAGTTCCGAAATAACGTTCAGAAGCATAGAACTGAGAAATGTTTTCATAAATCTTGGTATTGATAGTAGCATCACGTTTCGTAGAACCGTATACCATATTGATATAGAACAGAGCGTCATCAGTAGTCGTTAGAGGTACTTCAGTGAAGATATCACCACGACATGAATTTGCAGTTCCGATATAAACTACTTTAAGGAGATTTTCAGGACGTACAGTTGTACCAAAAGAAGTAGCAACAGTTGTCTCTGACATTTGTTTAAGAGCACGTTCTTGGTTTTCAATTGCAGAAGCTACATAACGAGCTTTACGAGGATTAGACTCATAAAGGTTAATAAGATCCATACCGCCAATTGATACTTTAGACCATTTAGAAACAGCAGCCTCTTCACGCATACGCTGTGATTGAGTGTGTTTTTGAAGTTCTGCACGAGCAGATGCTTCTGTCATTCTTCCATGTTTTTCCATTTGTAATAAACCCTCTAGGTTAAGTAAAATTTTTATAGTACCAGGGTTCTGATTTCTTCAGACTTGATTTAATTCGACATTCATTACTTAATTTGTTGTACTTCCGTACCGTTTCTTAATTGTATTATATTAGTATAAGCTGTTATAAAAACTAACTTTTACTTGTTATTATATTAGTAATCAAGTAAAAGAAAACCTCACCATTTCTGAGGAGGCTTTAAAAGGAGATGGTAAAATACTATATCTTAGTCGCGTGAAAATTTATATTCTGCAACTTTATCAGTTTTGCTACCAGCAGATTCACGTACACGAACCATTTCGTCTTTACGTACACCTGAATACTTTTGTACTTTCTTAACAGCTTCAAACAATGAACCTGAAGTAAGGATTTGAGATTTAATGTCTTTTACTGAAGGATTACGTTTTACTGCTGAATTGTAGTATTCTACAAGTTCACGAGTAGTTTTAATCTTTCCAGTAGACTCTTTAAGTGCAGGACGACGCATTTTACGTTTAAGAGACTCTTTTTTAGCTTCAGCTTCTTTTTCGTCTTCAGCTTCTTTTTCGTCGTCGTCATCTTCGTCATCTTCATCTTCAGAGTCGTCTTCATCTTCGTCATCTTTTTTATCATCGCCAGCTTCTTCAGCAACAGGAGCAACAGGAGCTTTTTCATCTTCTTTCTCGTCATCTTCTTCTTCAGCTTCCATGAAACCACCATCAGAATCATCCCAATCAAGGTCATCAGTAGCGTATTCAATTTCATCATTCTCATCAATAAAAGGCTGACCATAGTCATCAATCATTGCAGTAGTAGGTTCTACATCATCACCAAACTCATAACCGAATTCTTCAGTAAGAACTTTAGTCATAGTAGAGATTTTCTTTTCAGCATATTTCAACTGTTTTTTGAGTTTAGAAGCAACTTTAGCTTCTTTGAGCTTAGTAGCAGCATCTTTCAAATCAGCTTCCATAGCTTTACGATCTTCACAAAGAGCGTCAATATCAGCTTTCATAGCTTTTTCATTAGCTTCAAAGATATTCACAGACTCTTTAAGCTCCTTACTTCCATCAATCTTTTCAGAAATAGAAGCAGCTTTCTTGTATTTTTCAACAAGTTGGTCATAAGCCTTAGTTACTTTTTCGTACTTAGCAGAAAGAACAGAATACTTTTCTGCTTTTTCTTTAAGAGACTGTTCTTCAGCTTTAACTTGTTCAGCCAATTTAGTAGAAAGTTCTTTGATAGTAGCATCAACTTTAGCATGTACTTCTGTAAGTTCAGGAGCAATAGCTTCTTTAAATTCTTTAAGATCAACAAGGGCAGTAGAAATATCAGAGTTTGCTTTAGCTTCTTTGATATGCAAACGAGCTGAATTTCTCAGAGCAGAAATTTCAACGAGATCATTCATAGTATTTTCCTCTTTAATAATATTGTCTTTACTAACATTCTTTATATTAGTAATGCTTTCGCTTAAAACTTGTTTTGATTCTTCAACTTTAACAGGTTCTTCATCTTTCTTAGGTTCTTCTTTCTCAGGTTCTTTTTTAGGTTTTTCTTCTGGTTCAGCTTTTGCTGGAGTTTCTTCAGTGTTTTCGTATTTAGCAAATGTTCCTTGCGAGGGGTTCATTACGAGATCAGCCATACGCTCAAGTATAAAGCTTTCAGCGTCCACAATTTTACCATCTGCCTCTGACAATGTGCCGAATCCCACCGAGGACGTTCCGATTGAACCATTTGCACGAAGAATTTTTGCAATCTTATCCTCTATAAGATAGAGGTCAGACGTTACAATTCCTTCTTTTATCTGCATATTATTCCAGACACCAGCTATATCTTTTATACTTCCATCCTCAGCCGGGTGGTCATATAAGCATAGAGTACCTTCAGCAGTTCCTTCTTTCAATATCTTCTCAAATAATGATTTGGGGTAAATCCTACCGTTGGCGTTTTCAACATCATACTTGGAAACAGGCACATTTCGTAGTATTGCAACAGCTTCAAACTGTTTACCCGATGCATCTTCTGTTAGCTTATGGCTTTCTTCTAATACAGTGTTTTTAGTAGAAAATGCAAACTCTTCTATAAATAAAGACTTATTCATATTTTTTGCTTTTTCTTCTAACAACAATTTTCTTTTAGTGTTCATTCTATACCTCAACGTCTATTGCTTATTAGTAAGCTTACTATAAAAATTCCATCCTTTATTCAGGTAATCTACAATATCATTCCTATGCACCATCTTTATAGTTATTCCATCAGTCATTTTCTTTTTACCTCTACGCATTTCACTTTGGCGCATACAGGATTCTTCTGAAACTTTTTTACCTTTATGAGCTAAACTATTTTTTAATCTTGCTTCTTCAGATTGTGACCTCAACTTGCCCTTAGCACTCATTACCTTTTTAGTTTCTTCTGAGTGCCTTCTCCCTTTACTACTGATCCTGTGCTTTTCTCTTGCTTCTTCGGATACGAATCTATTTTTACTCTTAGATCCTATCAGGAGTTTTGTTTCTTTCGATACGACTCTACCAGAACTCCCCTCTCCGCCTTCAGTTAAATTGTATCCAAACTGAGAATTATTAGAATAGTTTAACCAAATCCATTCTTTTTCCTTTTCGTTAAGCTCTTCTATAGATGAAGCATAGTCCACGACTTCCCACTCAAAATTTTCAGCATTATATTTATGTATAGCTTTATGAAAATACTGTTCGGGGTTTCTTTTAGTAATACGTATATGCTCTGCTTGACGTTTAAGGAGTGTCCTTATAGTCTGCCCTATATACACCTTTCCATTAAGTACGTTTGTAGCTTTATAGATTATTCCGAATGTAGGTAGGGCTTGTTCCAAACTGTTACACCATTCTAAATGCTTTTTTAATAAACATTGCAGCTTTATCTAACTTAGACTTCTGCATTATGCTGTACTTACCTTGATCTACAAACACATAAAACAAGTCCATAATGTCACTTGCAAGTAATTGTGCTTGTGTAGTATTAAGACCTTTTTTGAAAGCAAGTCGTGAAAGCTTGTTGTATACGAGTTCTGATAGATCTTGCTGTGGTCCCATTGGCATACCGTCGGCATTCATAGAAATTTCTTTCATCGGTTTCTTCTTGCTTTCTTCAAGCTTTTTCTTGTCTGCTACTTCATACGGATATTCAAATTTGTAATCTTTCATTTATATACCCTCTTATATGTATTTTTTAATTGTATTATTAAATATCGACATAAGCCGATGATAATTACTTGAATGACCAAAAGCATCCCCATATGCGTCGTCGAGTGCATCGCAAATGTCTTTAGCAACTTTCTCAGCAGTTTCTTCTTCAGAATCATTATATTCTAAAGCATCTTCATACATACCAACAAAAGCTCGTGCTATATTATCCATATATGCATTAGCGCCTGGAAATGAATTGCCTTCTTTTAAACTCTTCTTAGATTCAGCTAACCTCTTTCGTTTAGCATCTCGTTCTGCTGCTGGAAATGAAAATTTGTATTCTTGTGCCATTATAATTTTCCTCTTAAAACTTTAATCTATATTCTTTTATTTCTTTCTGCCTCGTTGATTTCAGATACGCAAAAAAGATATAATTTCTTATATAATTTATCTGCATCTTTTCTAAGTAAAGCAGACGTAAATCTCTGCTCATGCATAAATAATGTTACTGCTTCAAAGCCACCCCCTAAGGCATCATATTGTATAGAAAATCCTTCTTTCGATTCAAACAATTTCCCCTTGACTCCCTCTTCATATTTACTTGCATCCATTTTAGTAGTATGACTGGATAAATTCTTGATTGCCTTCTTTGATTCTAATTCTTCATTATTTTCTTTCATATACTTACCTGGATTATACCTTTTCATACTTTTCATACTTTTCCTCTTTAATCTGTTATTCTATATTAGTAACTGGAATTGACAAATCTTGTAATTCATCTACTTTTGGTATAAGCTTCTCCAATACCATGGTCTTAAACTGTGAAAACTGCCCAGCAGGGTCATTAGCAATCCATTCTTCAGTTTCCATAATAAATATAAAATCATTTAATCCTATAGTGTTTCTAACATAAATAGAAACACCTTCTTGTGTATCACTAAGTGCAATCATGTCTTGCATCTTTGATTCATTGATAAGATAAATAAATGAGTGTATATCTCCAAATGAAGTAGCACTCATAGGTATTTGATCTTCTTCGTGAAACGTAAAAGTTATCACATCATAAATTACTTTATCATTTTCCATATTTTGATCCTTTCTCCCTATTAGTAATTGATCTACTCATACCTGTTTCTATATTTTTGTCCATACCTTTTGCTTCAAGTTCGTCTATAAAACCACGAATACCTACAAGTTCAGCATAATATACTTTATTTATTCTAATTTGTTTGATAGGATCTCTTACTACATATTCAGCACTTACCCACCCAGTACCTATTGCATCATTATAATTTTCAGGTATATCTCCAAGATATAAAGTGCATTCTAAAACATAACCTTTAGTACCTTTAGTTCGATCATATCTATCGTCGCCAAGGTAACCTAAACTCTTTTCAATAATAGGTGCAAAATAAATTCCAGGTCCTAAACCTTTAGCTACTTTCTCTACTTTACCGCTTAATGAAAACCAATAGCGTAATATCATATTACCAGCAAGAGTACCGCAACTATGGAAACAATGTTCTAATATTTCAGTAGTAGGATGAGCCGCAATAAAAGATTGTATTTCTGCTTCTTGCTCTGGTGTAGTGACATAATTCCACTCTCTAAGAACCTTTATAGCCATATCACCATGCTTTTGCGTATTGTACTTCAAGTTAATATCAAAGGCTGTCTCTTTAAGTTCTTGCTCTGTTTTAACTACTTCTTCTACCTTCGGTTCCGGTATTATAACTTGAGCTTTTGCAATAACATCTTCAGCTGAACTTCTTAAATGAGATACATAATCTAAAAATTTAGTACCTTTAGTAAATCTCTTAGCTGATGCTAAAGACTTTTCATCTAATTGAATACTACTATCATTTACAGATAAAAAGTTTTTTATATTTTTCTTTACACTTAATGTATCAAGTAGAGGTAATGGATTTTTATCAGACAGTAAAATTGCTGAATATATGTCACTGGTTAATATATTCTTCTTAACACCATATAGTATCTTAGTAAAAAGCTTTTTATCGTTTTGCTGAATATATAAAAGAACATCATCAAAAGAAGGGTCATAAGTTAATATGTCTTCAATGCTATCAACAATGTTACTTATAGTAGATTTATAAGTAGTAAGATACTCTATAAGGCTACGTATGTTTACTTCATCTTTTAAAAATTTAGTGAATGCATAAAGATATTCTACGTTATCTGTTCTTATATATCCATTTAAAGCTGCAAATAATATTTCACAATGTTCCCCATGGTAAATCATCCCCTTATAGTTATTATCTATTAGGTCTTTATTTAAAAGAATTAAATCCAAATCCTCACTTGAATTAATATTATCAAAAATACGACTTTTATTATTTTTATCTTTAAAAGCATAGTCATATAATTTGTTGTCTATTATATATTTTAAAATTGTTGAAAAGTTACCTGCGCTCCTTATATTTAATCTAAAATGAATATCTTGTAAATTATACTTTGGTATGAATAATCCAAGTATATCTTCAAGATGTTTTTCTGATATTAGCCAACCTAATTTAGAAGCATCTGGAATAGAACCATCACTCAAAATAACTTGTAAATATTGTTCTCGTAAAGAAACTAATTCGGGTAAACTTTTATCAAGATACTTTTCAAATGCACCACTAATAGTATAAGAAATAGGTAACATTGTAAAAAAATCTTTTTTATACATGTACATAAATAAAGCATTAACTAAAGGTGTATAATATTTTGCATAAGCATCATCACTATAAGATGAGACATTATTTAACGTTTTATGTACATCTTTCAAATTAGCTATAAATTTTTCAATAGCTTGCTCATAGGTATATCCAAATTCTAAAACTAAAATAATGTATTTATAGAAGTCATCATCTTTTCTGTTCTTAAATATTAAATTAGCAACTGTTTCTTTATCTTTAGGTGGTAGAATTTTGAATATAAGTTGTACAGTAGATTTATAATTTAAATATGAATTAAAATACTTATCTAATAAATTTGTAGGCAACAGTTTACTAAGAAATAATAATAGGGTATCTTTTCTATCTAATAGATATTTTTCATCAACTTCTTTTATATAAGAAGAACTCGAAGTATTGATCTCTAAAACTGAAATTATATAATCAGATAATGAATCGTATTTACTAACATACATCAAAAACAATTCTTCTTTATTCATAGCCTTGAGTAGAGCAAACGCATTAGCAAGATTGTTTGATTCTACTCTAACCATTTCTAAAAGTTCATCATCAGTCATATTTGTTGTATCAAAGAAAGAAGCATATTTATTTTTTAAGTAATCTACTACAGGTTTTTTATCATTCCCTTGCGATCTACTATAACAAGTGTTTACTAATTCTTTTTTATCTGCTTTCTTAGCTTCAAAATACTTACATGTAACATATATTTCTATTGATTTGTTTAATATCGTATTATATCTACCTATAGCTTTTTTAGGATCAACTAAACTACCTTTGAAATCAAGATAAGAAAATCTATCTACGACTTCATTAACTACCCTACAAAAATTTGTACTATTATCTAGAGTCTTAAATAAATCGTCAGTTTTTGATACATTAGAAAAATCAAAAGATACATCTCTAGGTATAGGAGTTATTATATTTAAAGTATAAGTGACAACTGCTTTTTGTGAAAATATTAACTTCAAAAAGAATTTAGATAATTCAGTATTACCCGATATTAAAAATCCAGCTTGAGCAATAACAGCGTTAAAGATATCATTTTTATGAGAAAGTGATTCTATCAAAAGAGGTTTAAATATCTTAAAGTCTCTTGATAATCTAATCATGTCTTTTCTATTTATAAAAAACTGAAGCATATATACAAAATAACTTCGTAAGTAAGCTGGGTGCGGTAATGTCATTTTGTCATAAGGTAGTTTTATAAATTCATCCCATTCATCTTCAACATAAGGAGCTAAAAGAGCTGGGTTATTAGCTATACTATTGTCTAATATAGAAAATATTCTGCCATTTGGTTGCCATAGTAATCCTGCTACTACACGATTGCGATCTTGCAATTGATTAACATCACGAAGAGGACCGTTTTTGTTTAGGTCTTCAACATGAGTCAATATTTTTACTAAGTCCAATTTATTTGATAACTCTTCTTTCTTTTCAGCTGCGTCTATAGCATCTGTGGTAGCATCTCCTACAGAAGTCGTTTTATCTGAAGCTGCTTGCGAAGCTGGTACACTACTCGTAGATTTTATAGTACCCTTTAGCTTATATTGTACTATACGGAAAGAAAAGTACTTCAGTAAAGGAGTTATATCATTATTTTTTAAATTTTTATTATTAGCCTTAAAGTATTTTAGCACATCTTCAAATATATCAACTAAGGTAGCCCCTGCAATAAAATCTTTTCTAGCTTTTTTTAAATGGGGATCGGAAGGAAGATCAATATGTGTACCTACAAACCACTGTCTAACTAAAGCTTCGTCTATAATAATATCCTTGGATTTAGTTTTCAATAGAAATAGGAATTTAGTAATTAAGGCTACGGTTGCTGGAGTAATCCCTCCTGAGTTTGCTGCATACTTAGTTATAGCCGCAAGATCATTAGAATCATCTATCTCCGTCAATCGTGTCTTAGCTATACTTTTAAGATAATTAAGAATTTGAGATGAACGTGAGCAGTGCTTTTTAAATGTTAATGAGGAGAACCAATATAGGTGAAAAAGATTCATAATATTATCTTTATCAGCTTCAAATACAGCTTGTTGTCCTGCATCAAAAAGAGCTTCTTCTATTTTTTTCATATTCACCCTATGCTTTCATTAAATTTATTATAAACTTAGCTGCATCTATATCAGCTGACTCTCTTGAATCGTCACTTATATTAGTATTTAATTCTGCTAAGTTTGCTACTTCTTCTCCTGAGTATCGGTTAGCTAGATAACTCTTCAAAAATATAGCGTAGTATTCAAAGTAATCAGCTTCATCATTAGACTGAGAAAGCTTCCTTTTTAATGAGGAAGCTATTTCTTTTTGTATTATACTTTTGATTTTAGTGAAATTCATTCTTCACTTTCACTATTGTTTAACTTCTTCCATTCATCCTCAGTAATCGTACCATCATCTCCCCAATACTTGCAGAACTGAGAAACCTTCCGGATAAATTTACGAGCTGAAGGATCAGATGACAAAGCTAACTCAAATATAGTCTTTGCAAAATCAGCTCTTGCATCAGCATTACCAGCACGATTGTTTTTAAGATACACTATCAACTCTTGTGCTTTCTGTGCTTCATCTTCTGACTCATCTTCTTCTGCTTCAGAGAAACATAAGCGATTAAGAGGACTTTTGAATTTGTATTCTTCAATCATTTTTTTCATTTTTCAAAGTCCTCAATCTTTAAAGAAGAAGTCCAGTCATTCAAAGCAGTAAGAAATTTATCTGCTACTGGGTTATCACCAAATACGAGTCCCTTCAAAATTGCAAGCATGGCTCCCTGATCTTCTTCTGAAGTAACTGCTTTAAGTTCAATAAGATCTTTAATTGCTTTGGTGCTCTTTGCTTCTTCATCTGCTTCTGCGAAAATACTTGTATAACGTTCCATTGTAATCACCTTTTATTTATTTATTTAGTTGCTGCTACTACTATTAACCGTTGTTTAAACTCATTCCACATTTTAAGTAAAGATGCATTTTTCTTTTTATATTCCTTCATACTAGAGTAACGTTCGCTTTCAAACTCTTCAAATGCTTCTTCATTCATTTGATTATAAACATAATCAATAGCACGATGTATTGCTTGATTTGCTTCGATACCTCTGTTTATAAATAATTTAACGTAACCTTTTACGTCGTAAAAAGAATCTGCCCCCATATTCTCTAAAGCATACCATTTACCATAAGCGTCAATCTCAGGTATTTCTCTTGCCTCTTTCATGTACTTGTTTGGATTATATCTTTTCATGTTTAGTTCCTTTTTGTATATAGTATAATATTAGTAATCTAATTCTCGTTTTTAAGTACGCGATTGATCATGGAGGTCATTGGATTTATCCAGAAATCTATAGAATTTATCAATAGCGACAGATGCTTACATATAAATCCTGTACTATTTCCAACATCATGAAAAGTATTCCACCTTTCGGGTTTGATATTATTGATGTGTATTGCACCATCAAGCTGAGTCAAATAATAGGAAAGACCTTGATACGTAAAGCTACCGCACGAACACCAGACTTGTATATCAGCAACTTGTAATATCTCTTTTACTTCTGCAAAAGAAAGTTCATCAATTTTAAATCCAGGTTTCGTTTCAGCTAAAGCAAAGAAATCAAGAAGTCTTATCTGTTGAGTATAAACTTTTCCAGGTTTAAATGACATAGTATTTGGATCTACTACTTCTGTAGTGTTATTATAAGTAGGTTTACTTTTGAATATGAAGGTAACATAGTCTTTCTTTTTATTTACTTTCACAGATGATAATTTTGCTGACTTATTACCGGCACCTTTTATCTTTTGTCTGTCCTTCATAAAAGGTTTTGTAAAATCAGATACACCTGAATGTGCTTTGAAGTCAGATAGTTTAAGTGACTCTGAAAACTGAATTGACTCATATAATCTCTCATACTCTTGCTGTAAATCTGAAGCTATTTGTTTAGAATTAACCCCCGCAATATTATACGTACCTTCATCGCGCTTCCACAATGAATTTGATGAAGAACCAAAACTATCCTCTATTTCTTTTTTCGATTGTTTACCATTAGCATCAAAATAATAGTGATTAAAATATAAAACAGTATGAGTGAAAATTTCATCAAAAAGAGTAATAAAGTAATAATCTTTATTCAGACGATATTTAGGCCAATTCCAGCTTATAAAAATAGTTAAAGCATCTGCAAAATTAGCGCAATCTCCTTCTAAGAAATCGTTAGATTTATGCTTATGAATATAACTTTCAATTACTTTATCTAAAACTATTGTTTCATCTACTGTTTCAGTCATTAATCTTATCTTGCATGCAGGTACTTCTTTACCGGTCGAGGTAATGATAATAATATCCCCTTTCTCGTTAGTATAATCAGAAGCGTAAATATACCGTTTATTTTTAAATTTGCCAGCAAGAAAGGTGTCACCAGGCTTTAGTGGAATAACTATATCTTCATTTAACATCAAAATTTCCTCACATCAAAAAACATGAATCATATCATAGTCACGGTATCTTACATCATTAGTAGAACTATTGAACGTTTTTCTCCAAGAGAATTCGCAGGTTGTTTTTAAGTCTCGTAGTACTTCTGAAAAATCAACTTCATCACCACGATCAAAAGTTATATAGTTACCATTATTATGATTCTCTATAACTCTACAACCGTCTTCATTTACTTCAAGTTTAATTGTACCTACATGATTATTCCAATGAAGTATTCTAATTTCTATAATACCATTATTGTTATGGTCAACCACTTTTAGCATCTTGTAATATTGGTCATAATGCTTTGACATATCCATGAGCATACGTGTAAACTTTTTAGGATTAAGTGAAAATATACCTTCTTTGAATCGAGCATCATAATCAAGTTCATACTGTTCCCAAGTATGTTTCGCCATACTCTTCTTACGTTTACGATCAGCAGCTCCTTTATGTACTTTAGCTTTCTTAGCACCTTTCTTAGAAGCTATTGAACGCTTACGAACTTCAGAAGATGTCTTGCGAACTTCTTTAGCTTTGCCATCATCGTATACAATCTTTTTCTTGTCATTCGTGGAGTGTGGTTTTTTTACCTTCTTACCATCCCGTATAACATAATCATACTTGACAGCTTCTTCTACTTCTTCTCGCTCTATGTATTTATAAGGGTTATAGCGTTTCATTACTTACCTTCTTTACTCAATTCATCTTCAAAGGATGGGACGCCATCTATGTAATAGTTGTCATTTTCTGCACAATGATCTGATACTACTTTATCTGCAAGCAGTCCAATCATTTTCTTAACAACTGGATTATCAGACTCAGGGTACTCAAAATGTTCAAGCTCTATCTGTTTTCCAATTTTTGCGTTCTCTTCATCAACTACAATTTCTTTACCTGCTGATTTACCGCCAGCAAATACAAGTGTTAAAAATGCATATGCGTATTGCTCAAGCACACTTGCTTCTATACCAAGTCCTTCAGCAAATGAGTGCAACTGCTCATGATACTTCGGGAAAGGATTGTTTATAATAAAATTACGCAACTTTTCAGGCATAGCTTCATCTGTTAAATCTGATTGAGAATCTTCTTTGAAGACGCTTACGTATCGTTGTAGTTTCATCTTATATGCCTCTTTGAATAGTGGTTTATATTTAGTTACTTTAGCTTTACAGCAAATTGAAATAGGAAGACTATCAAATCCATCTTCTTTCTTAAACGCAGATAAACATGCTTTCATTTCTTTAGCGTCAAACTCATTACAGGTAACATTCACCTCTGTATCAGTTTTATATACTCTCAACCATCCAGAATTTAGTGCTTTGTTATAATCTAACCCATCAGGTAAAGCTTCTGAATGGTTCAATCCCTTAAAGAATTTCTTAAACTCTCCATCAGGAGTAACCCATGCCTTTACTTCTGCTCTAAATGATGATTCTTTTACTTTTGGCAAAACTATAACCCAATAGCGTGTATTTCTTATATATTAGTAACAAAAAAGCCTAAGATTCAAACTCTTAGACTTTCTTGAAATTAACAATAAAACAAACAATTATCCTATTTCTATTACTCTGTTTCTCTTTTGAACTTCTTCTGATAAAGGTATAGTAACGGTCAGGATGCCATCGGCAAGTTTAGAAACAATCTTTGAAACATCCAGTTTTTCAGATATCTTAAAAGATACTCTAAAATTGCGTTTTGCAATCTTGTTATGAATTACTTTATGAGTCTTTTCTTTCTCATTGAACTTATCAGCTTTTTCGCCTTTTACAACAATGCAATCATCTTCAAGACTTACAACAATCTCATCCTTTTGCCAACCACTTACAGCCCATCTCAGAACTTGTGAACCATCTTCTAATACCCAATGATCCATTACAGGATAATCTGGATATTCAACTACAGGAATAGTTGTCCATGTGGTAAAGTAAGGTGTAAAAGAATAGTGACCGTACCCATAGGGGTTTGTTAGATCTTTGTAGTACCAATCAAATAGACAATCAGTAATTGTATTGATTGCATAAGATGAAGTACTTAGAGTAGGATTTGTACATGAACCAGTAATACGATTTGTATTAGACATAAAACCTCTTTTGCTCCCATTAAGGTGAGCTTATAATAATAAAATTAACCGCCCTATAAGGTACGGTTAATATATTAGTAGTAGGTGATTTTAAAACCTAAGCGTTATAATCCATTACCACAAATTGTATGTCTTCTACAGACTCATTCATCTGCAATGGTTTCTTTTGCCACATACGTTCGCCAGCAATATCTCGTACAATAATCAATGAGTTTGAATCCACTCTATGTCCTAACTGTTCAATAGGAATGGGTAAAGTCAATCTCACTTTTTTAGCAAGATATTCCATACCATTCTTCTTTACTCGCCTAAGCTGGGATTGACTCAACTGCTTTATCTTAATAGGTGGAATATATACATTGCTACGTTTACTGTCATAATAACAAACGTAAATTGGTATAGGTGCAGGTACTATTTTTTGTATCATTACATATCGATACTTTTCAAGACCAAGGGTAATCTTTAATGTTTCACCATAAGAATTACCAACTTTACTCTTTTTAAGTAAACGATTCTTAATAGCATCTTTTACAAACTTACCACCGTTAACACCACTCTTAGAATAAGCGTCAACTCCAGCGGCAATTTCGTCAGGTGTAAACATCTGACCAAAGTTATGTCCTATGTCGGCAAAGTTTTGTAAATCAAAGTCGAGTGGTATTATCGGAATCATTTATTATACCTGTTAATAATATAATTCTATCAGACTTTTTATAACAGGAGATTTTAAGAAAGTAGAAGCTTTACTACCTTTGAAAGTAATATCTTTGATAGGAGCGTTTAATCCTGCTATTTTTAAAAATAGAGCATATGAAGCAGGAAGTTCATAAACTTTATTGTCTCCTACTAAAGGAAAGATGTTAATTATTATAGAACCTCCAGGATAATTATCCTCAGAATAATTGATTTGAACTTCAAATTGTTTGTCTTCTTTCATGAATTTTTTTGGATTGTATCTTTTCATTATAAATCACCTTTATAGTTAAATATGTTATATTAGTAATCTTACTTTGAATATTCTGGAAATTTTTCAGTACAAAATTTCCACCCATCTTGTAAATATTTATCTATATCTTTTTTCTGAATCAATTTTGTTACTACATTGTTTGTCATTTTTCTTCTACCTTTTCTCTTAGCAGACAATTTAATAAGCACTTCTTCTGTTTGCTTTACACCTTTATTCCAAGGTATTTTACCAATATTTGATTTACCTAAAAGTTTACCTGCTTCTATTAGATATGCTTGCCCTTTCTTCGCTTTACTTATGTTTTCGCAATGACTTTTTGAATTCTTCTTACCCTTTTTAGCTAAACTCATTTTCTGTTTTTGTGCATCTGTTCTTTTTTGACCTCTACATTTAGAAGGGCCTCTTTTTGGATACTCTCTGCCAATATGAGAATCTTTCATTTTTTTCTTAGTAGCATCAGAGAGTTTTCTACCTTTACCTGCTTCTGAAATCTTTCTTTTGGATTCTTCTGATAAAGCATTACCTTTATTAGGAGATACCCTGCCTTTTAAAGACTTACTTATATTTCTTCTATGCTCTTCTGTAAATTGTAATCCCTTATGAGCGTTGCTATTTCTTTTATTTTGTTCTGGAGTTCTTTTTTGACCCTTTAAAGACTTAGTTCTATTTTGAATTTCTTCTTTAGATTGTTTTCTACCTTTAGTTTTTCCTTTTTGAGACAAACTCATTTTAAGTAAACTTTCTTCAGAATGCTTTTTACCTTTATGAGCATTACTTATTTTTTGTTTGTGCTCTTCTGTTTTCTTTTTACCTTTACCAGCAAGACTCATTTTTGCTCTTGTTTCTTCAGAATGAACTGAACCAGAATTACCATTACCGCCCTCTGTTAGATTATAACCATATTGTTTATTGTTTGAGTAATTCAGCCAAATCCATTCTTTTTCCTTTTCATCCAATTCTTCTCTTGTTTCTGCCTCATCTATTATTTCCCAAATAAAATTTTCTTTTCCATAACTTTTCAAGCTACTATGAAAATAACCTGTTCCTCGTTTGTCAGCTAGATGGTCGCTTTTCCTTTTATCAAGCCCCTTAATTGTTTGACCTATGTATACCTTCCCGTTAATTATATTTGTTGCTTTGTAAATTATTCCTTTAAATGAGTCTTCTTTCATTTTTTTTACCTGATTACTTTATAAATTCTTGAAATTTAGTGATTTCAAGTTATTATATTAGTAATGTGTAACTAAAAATTACCCAGAAAAGCATAAAAATCAGGATATTTATGCTCTTTCGACCACTAAATCTATCTGGGCAATATATTAGTATAACTATACATTACCATTATAAGAGGTTATGTAATTAAGACAAAGCTCAGAAAACTCACTTTGCAAGCTCTTTTCCTTAGCATAAAGTTGAAACTTCTGAATCAAGTTACCACTCTCAAACGAAAATTCCTCTTGCTCAAATACACCTTCAGTCATCAAAAGTTTAATTCCTTCGTGACGAATATTGTATCCACGATACTTTTCGTAAACTACCTCATACGAAGGAGCTTTGATGATATTCAAAATATTATTTTTGTTTTTGGGTAGTTCTGGGTACTCAAGAGTTTCGTACTCAAAAAAAACAGGGACTTTAACGGAATCAAACACTTTATTATCAATAGTCAAGACTTGATATTCTTGATTCTCTCCGTTGCGAGTTACCACCGGAATTCCAACTACAAAATGTTTCTGTTTGTTTATATCTACGAATGAACTCTGCATATGAGTATGTCCATGTATATAAATTCCTTTGAGATTTAATTGTATGCCTTCATCACCAAAAGCTACTTGAGGTGGAGTCACATGCGTTAGAATGTAATCATACTTACCTTCTAATTTTTCGTACTCTTCTTTTGCGTTATACTTCCAAGGCAGTATTAAAAACTTGTTATCTTCTATTTCTATTTCAGTTTTATTTTGGTATACATGAATATTGTCATGATGAGTTAAATGCTGAAGTGCACTTCCTGAGCGTTTTGACAACGTATGATTTCCTTCCAGAATATGAAAGGATTTGAATTGTTTGAAGTACCCAATAAATTCAGATTCCAAAGAATTGTGTGGTGAACTTACGTCATAAATGTCACCTAAAGAAATTACATTGGCATCTTTATAGTTGTCTAAAAGCCATTCAAAAAGCTTTCTCAATCCATACAAATGATATTCCGATGACTTAATGTGAGTATCGCCTATTATAACTATCATTCTACACCTTCCTTTTATACTTATCTAATTCTCGCTGTTTATCAGCCAAAGCTCTACCGCATAGTCCTGTCATAAAGCCCTTAATAGCATACAGACTAACTCTATTTATCTTTATATAGTTAGTCTCATATATGTTTAATGCTCTGTTGATTATCTCAGGTTCATAATCAACCAATAGTTCTTTCAGCAAATTTATCTTTTTAGTATAAGACATCTCTTCAATAGCATGAAGAGTGTCTTGTATACCGTGTTGCAATAAAAAAGCTAAATATTTATCTCTCATTGAACCTTCGCTTTTCTTCGTTGAATACGTTCTTTTTCTTGTTCAATATAAGTAGTATGTTCTTCTAACGTTCTTTTTTCACCCTCTTCTATTGGAGTAGGTTGTATTTTTGCGATAACTGGTTTATATACCATCTTAATAAAAGCTGTTTCAATAATCTCAGCATTCAAATAAGGAAATTGAATCAACGTATTAAATGTTTCCATTATCTTAAATACGTCGTTGATGTCAGTTTTAACAACACCCTTAACCATACCTACCTGATACGGAGTCATTTCTACACCCGACTTGAATTTAAGTAACATCGCAAATGCATATCGTAATTTGTCAACAAAATCTTTTGTAGGGTCAATAGCATTCATCACTTGAACATTACCTTGTAAAATCATATTCATAATCGATACAAGATTTTCCTGTGATATAATACTAAGCTCTTTGAGTATCTCGTCTTTATTCCATATATCAGAATAGATACATCGTTCAAGATATGATACAGCAGTTCGCATACTACCATTAGCATTACCAGCAATCGTAGTTAGTGTTTCCATCTTTTCTTTGGTATCAATCAAAACATTTTCTGATTTACAGATTGAATAGAGATACTTTGCTATGTCGGTATAATCAAGAGGACGAAGTTTATAAGGTACACAACGATTTTTGATAGCACTATTTACCTTACTTTCATCCATAGTAAGCAATATAAAATATGTATATGAACTTGGTTTTTCAAGAACTTTTAAAATAGCTTTCATAGCTTTTTGGTTTGACCCAAGCTCCTGCAACTCATCAATAACAAATACTTTATATTTAGCATTAGTCATAGCTTTCATGGAAGCAGAGATTTCTATTTCTCTCATCTCATCAATACCAATATTAGAGGCATTATATAGATAATAATAGTTTGAAGGTTTCTCATTTTGAATAGTTAAACAAAACTCACATTTATTGCAAGCATTTCCTTCTACGTCTTTATGCTGACATTGTATTGATTTCGATACAATTTTTTCAAGTGTAGTTTTACCTGTTCCAGTATACCCAGAAAAAAGCATAACATGAGGAAAATTATTTTCCTTAGCTCGTTGTTGCAATTCCTTTAATACTTTTGTATGTCCAAATACATCTTTGAAGTTTAGAGGACGATACTTTTGAAATAGATTCTCTGCCATGTGCTATTGCTCCTTGCAATTTACTTCCCTTATATAATATAACAACTATATAGGAGAAGTTAAAAATTATTTTACAGCTTACTACGTCTTGCCCACTCTGAAATAAGTAGTGCATCAGCATCTTTATGTTTAGTTATCAACTCTTTATGTTGTGGAAAAAGTTCAATACCTAATTCCTTACTTGCTTTCTTTAGATTATCAGAACCTTTGATATTAGGAATCATAACCGATTGCCATTGTCGGCTGTCTATCACTTCACACGTCAATCCTAAATTTTCCAATACAATCATAGTAGCTTCCAATGAACGCATAGCACTCATCGTTGTTTTGAATCTTCCTGGGTTTACACAAGGACGTTCAATCAGAACCTTCAAATCCAAATCTTTCAATTCATAAATAAAGCTATACAAAACAGGATAGTCAATTCGCTCGATATCCTGTTTTTTCTTTGTATAGCTTTGTTCTTTCTTTGAAGGAGTCTCTATAAATATTGAATGTAAATCATCCAATACACAAATACTTCCCGAAACGCCGTTGTCGATGGACAGATATGTTCTCATCGAACCCTCTTTCCTTTCAAATTTCCAGCAAGATTTGAACGATGGTTTATGACACCTTTATTATAAGAATTTTTTGCGTTGCCTAGAAGACCCTCGCACACTTCGGTAGCTAATACTCCATATACTCTATGTGTTTTCTTACTACCACAAGTAGGACATTTTATACCTTCAGGAGTATCATTCATAATACTCCCTTTATCATAATCAAACAAATCAGTTTCACAATCTTTATTCAAACACCGCATTTCTATAATACAAGCCATTCGTTTTATCCCTCTCTAAAAACAAACTCCATTTGATACTTCACTTTTTTCGTATACATGAATATCATTAAATAGATTAGTAAACATTTTCTTCAACCCTTTTTTACGCACATATCCCAAATACTTAAAATACAAATTATGACCAGATTCGTCATCTTCAATTATACTATCTACTGTATAATACAAATTGTCATCTTTTCTGAGTAGTATATCACCTACTACAATGTCGTCTACTTTTTTAGTAATCATATTATCTCCTTTGTAAATCGTAAGGTTCAATTCTGAACGAATCGTCAGGAAATATGAAACCACATCTCCCCAGTTTACCGTCATTCTGCTTCACTACATTCAAGTACATTACATCAGTTTCAATATCCCATTCTTCTTGTCGTGCAGGAAAGAATCTTCTTTTTAGTAGTAGTGGACGATTGATAGCCATTACTACCCTTGCACGAGCTGCGTATGCTGAACCTCCTTCAACGTTTTCTATTTGTAAAGTAAAATTATCACATGCTTCTGGATTAGGAAAACTTTTACCACCGCGTAAATTGTTCTCATTGCTTTGCAACAACAAAATTATATGACAGTTATGTTTTCTATTTATAATTGAAAGTTTATTAACAGCCGCTTTCAATGCATAAGGATCTTTACCTGAAAATTCTTCTATCATGTCTCCTAAGTCAACCGTAACAACTGTATAACCATCTTCTGGTAATACACCATTTATTTTGAATTTCTTTTTAGCCATATAGATATAATCATCAAGTTCTTTGAATGTCAGTGAAGGATCTGGGTAATAATAATAGTTATTTAATTCTTGTATACGCTCAATACCTTTATGAATCTTTGCTTCATCTCTTGCACTAATTCCTTCTTTCATAAGCAAAGTATCAAGAGGTATTCTTTCTCTCATAGAGATAAGTCTATCATAGTTTGAAGATACAGACATCTCAAGGTTAAATGATATAACACATTGACCTGTATTTACCATTGAGTTCTCACAACCCTTAAGTATAAGACTTTTGCCGCTTCCTTTTGCCCCTATAATAATTGAAAGCTCTTGTGGTTCAGCAGGACGAGCCAACAACCTATCTATATTATCATACCCCATAGTTCTTTTTAATTTAGGGTTTTTTCTTTTTGTTAAAGTATCTAAATAGATAGATGACAACTGTTGAGTATTCAACAATTTATCATCGTTCATTGTATCGTAAGCACCATTGATTATCTTCTCAGCTATCTCTGTAATATGTGATATTTGAAAATCTTTATCAATACCTTTTTTAGTTATATCATCAAGGTCTTTACACAACTTACGCTTTGTATTTACTTCTTTAAGGCGTTTGAGTGTTACGTGCTCAATGTTTTCAAATTCCTTATTATTATCTATAATAGCTTTTACTTGTCTTTTAGGTACAAGCGAAATTTCAGCAAGTAAATTTAGTTCTACAGCCAACTTCTGATTATTGATTTTTTCAATTGATTCATATAAAGCAACACAATCTTTATCTTGAAATATTTCCTTACTTACAAAGTGTATCTGCTCAGGATTGGCGATACAATAAGCTATGTATGCCTGTTCGTCAGTTACAATTGTTTTTGCAAACGAAGAAAAGAAATCGATTTCATCACTCAATGGGTTTCTCCTAATACTGTTTTGCTCTTGTCAGTTTCTTTTTAGCAAAGAACATTTTCTTTTCACTTTTTTCAGTTATCATCCTTGCTTCAAAAGGCATGTCTAACATTCTATACCAAATCTTTAATCCTGATAAAACATAGGTACATTCTATAAACTTTATCTCACTATCAGGAACATCAATAAAGTCAACAAGCTGGTAATTCATAGTCAATTTTTGCCAATTATCTTTTATACGAGTTTTCCATGTACTGTTAACTTGATCATCCTTACATACGTTTTTGATAATGTCTTCTACATCACCATAATTCTCAAGCAAATGAATTACAGTAGCTTCTGGAATATGGGGTAATGAAGCCTCTATACAATCTGATTTATCTCCCCGTATAGCTTTATATATCTTAATTTTATTTCCATCAGGATAAAAACCATACTTCATATTAAAAAATTCTAAAGTGTACTGGTCATGGAAATTAAACCAGACCACTTCCTTCTCGGATGATTTTGAAATACTTCTCGCCCAATCCAAATCAGCAGAAACTAAAAGAGACTTACCCTCACATCGTTTAAGAACATTTACTACTAAGTCATCGGCTTCACAAGAATCAGCTCTTACTATAATATAATCATTTTCGTAAACTTTTAAAACTTCTTGCAAAATAAAAAGAGTATCCCAAAAAGCTTTAGGTACATCTTTATCTGTACGAGAATGTTTATAGCTTTCATCGATCAACTTTCTAAGTTTAATTGTTGATGTTGGATTATCAAACAATAAATACATCTTTCCATTTTCAGAAAGGAATTGACGTTTAAGCTCTTTTATTCTGTCAAGAAAATTTACAAGTACTGACGAATAGATCTGAGCGCCATCAACTTTTGTTACGTCTTTTATTGAAGTACAAACTGTACGCCAAAATAAATTGTTGCAGTCTACTATTAAATTATTATACAAATTACACCAGCCTTAAATCATAGGTAATTGGATCAACTAAATATTGATAAAGATATTTCCTAAATCTTTTAAACATATTATAATTTGAGGCTTTCATATCTTTTATATAAAAAGTAATATGAATAGAGTCGCTTCTTAAAAAATTACCTGTTTTTAACATCGCCAGTATTTCATCGTTTTTAACACCAGAGTATCTCAAACTTTCTATATACATAAGAGCATAAGCCATTGCTTCATGAGGATTATCAAGATATTCTAGAGTAGTTTTAGTTGGTTCACCGTCAAAATTATAAAAATTTATTTTGTCACCTGCCCTAACATAGTATTGTCCTCTATGCACGAGTTCATGAGAAAATAATAGTAGTAGATCGAATTTAAATTCCTTGAATATATCTAAATTATCTTTATTTGTGTATAGATAGAAATCTTCGTTTACCCTAACCTCAATATTTTCTTTATTTGTAACTCCTTTAACAATACCATTTTTACCATCATAATCATTATACATTACAAATTTTATTTTATAAGTATAAAATGTCTCATTAAACAATTGTAGTGTATCCCCTTTAAAGGTAATTAACTTTCTACTTAATTGTTTTAACTCATCATCCAATATATTCAAATATTTTTGAACATGAATAACTGATTCTTTAAATCTATAAGAACAGTTTAACCACTCGTAAAAATCTCTTTTTGGCCTCTTATTTCTCAACTACTTCTCCTTCTTTTTGAAAAACTCATCCAACCCTTCGGTATTACGAAGCTTGTTTATAAATGCTAATCCATCTTGTGCTTCTTTTAAAGTTTCTTGATTAACATTAGACTCTTGCTTAGTAGCCCCTTTCTCTGGCTCATTTCCTTTACTTGCTTTTACTTCAAGCATCTTTGATATGACATTCAAAGCACCAAGTTCAGAATCAGTTTCTTTCGATTGTAGAATTTCAAATAGTTTTAATCTTGCTCCAGTAGAAAGAGTATCATCTTGAAGTTCTTGAGTAAAGCGTTCCTCAAGTGCCTCCTTAAGAGCATTCTTTGAACTAACTTTACGTAAATGAGAGTTAAGAAAATTGATTAAAGCAACTTGTGGATCAAGCAACCTATCCTTCTGTGAATTAGAAAGGTTCTCATCATTATCAATTTCAGTTATTGTAGTCAATATATCCTTACTCATTTTCAACACTCCGTAATCCTTTTACAAATTCATCTACTTTTTTCAAATCCAATTGATCAAGTAGCATCAACATTTCTTTATTCATATTCTCTTGTATACGATTTATTCTACTACCTAATGATATTGAGCTAATCATGTCTTTATCGTTCTCAGGTAAATCTAAAAATTCTTTTATCTCAGTCCACGTAAATCCTTTTACATGCTTCAAATAATACGTAATAGATAATAATAAACAATCTTGGAACTGCGCTTTTGTTGGCAGTCTTAACATGTCTCCATTATAATAGTTTATCACTTTCATAAGTTGTTCTCTTGGAAGCAACTTTGCAAGTATGTGTAAATCATTACCTTTTGATTCTGTAGAAAATATATACATTGACAATTGGTCAAATATCTTTTGCGATTCTACTTCATCTGTCTTAAAATAATGGTCTAATTTTTCTTTAATAATCTGATTCTGTGATCCCATAATTCTATACTAACCTCTTTATTAGAAATTAGTATAAGTTATAAATTATCACGTTTCTACTGTTTGTAACTCCTTTCTTAACAACTCCATACTTTCAATATACTTCATCTTACCTGTTTTATCATAGCAGTTAAAAAATTTATCAGGGTTATTTTCACCAGCATATAAATGGTTATGTACATTAAGTAATCGTATATAATTTTCTTCTCTACTACTACAATAGTCTTCTATCCTATAAATCAATTCAGATAATTTTTTTGCAATATGCTCTTTTTCTGTTCGCTTGTGTAATGAATCTATTACACAATCCTTATGATCGGAGTATTGAACTTGGTTGCCATCATCGAACATGAAATCCATAGAGTCAGCATCCATGTCATGTTCCGGCTTACCAAAAATAGCTTGACGAATTTTATGGATTAAAAACCCACCAAAAGAAGTTTGTATCGAGAAATTAGGTTTGGACAAGTAGTCTTCAATTAAAAAAGTTACTGCATGATGCACGTAGTATTCTAATTTCCCAGGTTCTTGTATTTTATTAGAAAACGACTTCTTAATAAGAGAACCACAATATGAATGTAGTATCTTAACCATAGCTATTAAATCTTTATTTGTTCTTGATTTCAGATATGCAGCTTGCAAATGTCTTAGGTCTCTTTCTGTTGGGGGTAAGATGCAGTAGTCTATATTGCAATTTGGGCATTGATAAACTGACTCGATCCAAACTTGTCGTTCTGATTTTAATTCAAATCGAAATTCTTTCTTACAATATTTACACGTAAGAGGTTTACCACGTTTTGATTCTAATTCTTCTTCCATATATTTACTCCTAACAATTTGTTTAAATAAGAAACCTCTCCTCATATTTCAGAGGAGAGGTTTTCAACTATTCTCTCAAAGTTACATGTAAGACCCTTCAGAATACGAAGCAAGACGCTTTGACTCAAGAAAAGCCATTACTTGATGACGTGGAAGTCCAAGATTTTTTGCAATTCCACGTGCATCCTTTGAACTTTTGAATGCTGAAAGAACTGCTTTTTGTTCTTTCGAATTGAGAGTGAGAGTTGTAGGTTTTGCCATATTTTTGGCTCCTTATAAATAAAAAATTTAACACTTTTGGTGTTCTGTAGGTTATTTTTCTTTGCCGTCTTTATCATAAACTGAGAATCTCTTTGTTGTCATATTTTTCCATAAAGTCATTATATTCTTTGCATTAGACAGCGTAGCGATAGCTTCTCTGGATTTAACTCCTTGAAGTTGCTTGACGAGTTTCTCCTCAGCTTTAATAAAATCCTCAAATGAGTCTTGAGCATCCTGTTCATCTTGCCATACAGAGGACCACTCTTCTCTACTATCGCCTATGAGTTTATCTTGTTGTTTTAACATTACCTCAAGATGCTTGTATGCTTGGGGGTCAACAGTTCCTTTTAACTCATCCGCAAAACCAAGATACTCAATGTAGTCATCAGTCTCTTTTAAATACTTTGTTGGATCGTATTTTTTCATTTAATCCTACCTCTCTACGCTTTAGAACATTTACTACACTTGGTTATAGATAAATCGCCGGCTAATGTACCTTCAATTGAAACTGTATATCCACAAGAACATCTAAACGTACGATGTGTAATCCCCTTCTCTGCAATAGCCTCTGTTTCCTCTTCTCGTCGTTTAGTAATATCTCCAAGAAGTAATTTATTCTGCTGGGAGGTCGTTAACTTCCCTTTGCCTTTTAATACCCCCTTGGAATCGTTAATTATACCTTCCATCTTCTCTCTTTTCTTTCTCATGTAATACGACTCTTTCGCCATGTTATTACCCCTCTCTTAATTACTTACATATATAATATAAGTAAAAAGAGAGAAGATTTAAAACTTTTTTTTCAAAAACTAGAATATTTTACGGGGTCTTTTATACCTAATTTTTCAAAAGCCTCTAAACGTTCAGTACAACTCCCACATTTTCCACAAGATTCTCCTGCAGCATTAGGTGCGTAACATGTATTTGTATTCGCAAATACTGTATTAAAATCTAATCCTAATTTAATACAACTTTCCTGCGCATCTTTCAGGATAAAATATTTATCTTTTTCCATGTAAGGGAGGTAGTAACTTACTTTTTCTGATTCCCAGTTTCCAATAGTAAATGCTTTATAAATTGCATCATAAAATTCAGGTCGGCAGTCTGGGTATATACTATTGGATATAAGATGTTGCCCGAAATTACCAGCAGCAAAGTTATGATTGTTCTTGACAGAAAGATCAAATACGTTATCGTTATAATCTTTTTCACCTATATAGAGTATTTTTGTAAATTTAGCGTCTCCTAAAGAGAGTAACGCCTGCTTCGTACCCTTTTTTGAAAAAGTTATGTACTTTGTGGTTGTTTTACTTTTAGTAAGAGAGTAATGATAACCGGATAGCTGTAGTAGTGTTATCATTTGTTCCATAAGCACCGGGGAGGTCGAACAGAATCCCTTCACCTGCTCATTATAGTTAAACCCGTCCCCTAATGTGATACTTCTTATAAACTCTTCTCTTAACTCTAAAGAAGATACTAGAATTTCCCACAACCAAGAAGGTATATGCTCCACGTAAGAATGACTACCACACTCCTTCATCAACAGACTTACAATATTAGAAAAATAAAAGTTGATCTCTTTAGGATAATTGTTATGCTTTAGCTTTGAAAACTCGTACTTCACCGGAATAGAGCTTGTTTTAAGTCTCTCTATAGTATACTCCACCTTTTCTAAATTAGCTTTTATACTCTGACAAAAAGTTGCACAAAAACGAGAGTCACCGTTTTCTCTCAAATTATAAGGTTCCTCGTCTGACCATCCTTCTGCTATATACCAAGCAAGAATACTGACAAGATCTTTTAGATCTATATCCTCCGCAATAAATCCTGCGTCTCCCTTCTTACTCCTTGTACAAAGGCCTATCTTCCCTCCCTCCCTAACTAACTCGGGTGCGTTCTCATACTTCTGTAAAATTTTCTGTACTGTCTCAAACAAATTTAAGTTAGCAGGTACATCTTTATTAAAAATAGATGTAGGCTGTACAAGATAGTCACCTTCTTCTAAATCACTTACCTTTACTTTTTCAATCGATTTAGAAAATCCAAATGTATTATCAAACTCCCCCAATTTCAACCTATACACTTCATGTTCATCTGTTAATTCTAACTCACCCGCCTGTGTAGTTATAATATTCACCTTCTCTACAACATTCTTTTTTATTATATCTACAAGGGTATCTTCCTCCCATACACGACTTTCTTCGTTAAAAGAATAAACACTTTCCCCAATTTTTAGAGTGTCTACTGTTTTTAATCCTTTAGGAGTTAAGATCTTTGTATCTCTTGTGAAGCAGTGGTCCCCAGAATGTACTCCTAAAGCAATATCTACGTTAACTTGTCTCTCTGTAGCAATAGATAGAGCATACCCGTATACAAGCGATGAAAAGATTGCATTACGATTTGGTACTACGGTCTGTTTCATATTTTCATCTGCATAGTGACCTTCAGGCACCACATAGTCCTTTTCTGTTAACGCTGAATGATATAGTCCCATTACAGAGGAAAGATCTGCTGAATTGTATTGAACTATAATACCCTTCGAAGCGAGATACTCAATATTCTTTTTGAGTCTCTCCAATTCTACTGAGTGTTTTTGGCCGTAATAAAAACTAATACAGTTAACGTCTCTTCCTTCAGATAAGAGTCGCAGTAATAATCCTGTCGAATCCATACCGCCACTCACACTAACAACAGCTTCATTCATAAAGTAACTCCTATAAAAAAATTAAGAACAAAGATAGAATCTTTGGAGAGGAGTATAAGTACCCACTTCTATTCAACCTAAGATAATCACTGTCTTAAAGTTTTTTGACAATGTTTACTTACATCTATAAGATTTTCCTCTAAGAGGTATTCTTTATTTGCGCGTATAGGGTTAATGTCGATACCCCCTCTACGTGTATAAATCGCACCTACCATAAGCTCTTCGGGATCCAACGCATCGTATAGTCTTTTATATATCATCTCAACTACTTCTTCGTGAAAATGATTCTCCCCTCTAAATGATACGAGATATTCCATCAAAGAAATGAGATCTACCGTATTACTCCCCTTATAGAGAAGAAATAGATCTCCCCAATCTGGCTGGTTTGTGATTTTGCAATTTGAACGTAAAAGAGACGAGCGTATTTTAATATACTGGTCATTCTTCGATACACGTAACAGCGACGGATCTTCCTTGAAAGTAGAGAATATAGTATCACCTATGTGTACAAGTTTCTCTAATTCTACGTAATCTATAAATAATTTATTATCTCCATTGTCAAAAAAGAACTCCAATGCAACATCCGTACCTAATAGGTCGCTTAAATCTTTTCTGATAAGGTCCTTTACTCTTTGTATAGAGTCTTCTATCTTACCCTCAGATATAAACATATTAAAAGAATTAAGGTATAACTTTAAGGACTTACTCTCAACAATATACTCATTACTACAATCATATACAATCTTTGCAACAGCGGAGACAGGTAAGCCGTTACTACCTAAGAAAGAAATCTCGTAGCAGTTCCATACATCTTTACCTACAAAGGGCAAAGGGGATGTAATGCCGTATTGCGTACGATTACTACTTCTACTCTCTCTGACGAGAATGCTAGGATCATATGTGTTTTTATAATTAACTTTCGAACCTAATACCGATGAAATATCCTCGTTGAATTGCATTACTTATTCTCCTTTAATCTTATTTGATATCTGTAACACGCGCTCTTCTATAGAACCTGTTAGTATGGTCACCGGAATGTTGTACTTTTGAATATATTCTCTGAAGATGTTATCTATAGATTCCCTAAAATTATTACAGTTACTTCTTACCCCATCTTCTTGTAAGGAGAACTCTATAGGTAGGTAGAATATGAGATCATAATTACCTATGTAGTGTTCAAATAATAGTTTAGATTCAATGAATACCTTTACAGATACTTTCCCCTCTCTGTATAGATAATCTGTATACACTATACCGTCAAGAAAACATCGATCCATTATCGCATCATGATACTCTATATTCTGTACGTGCGAGTTCATTATAAGAATCTGAGTACTATCTCCACCATCCTCATTTATA